TCGGCAACGCTGCCGGCGAAAGCGGCTTCGACCCTCGCGCGGTAGGTGACAACGGCACCTCGTTCGGCCTGTTCCAGCACCACGCATCGCGCGCCGACGGCCTGCTGTCGGCGGTGGGCGGCGTCGGTGGGCTGGGCAATGTGCAGGGCCAGCTCGAGTACGTCTGGCGCGAGCTCCTCACCTCCGAGAATGGCGCCCTGCAGAAGCTGCTCGCGACGACGAACGTGCAGGACGCCACCTCGGTCTGGATGCGCGACTTCGAACGGCCCCACGCGGACGCGATGATCGACAGCTGGCCCACGCGGCTTGGCGCGGCCGAGGCGGCCCTCACGCGGTTCGGATCCACAGCCACGGATGCCACCACGAATCTCGGCACCCTCGGTACCGGCTTCGACACCTTGGGCGGTGCGCTGGCGAGCGTCGCTCAGTCGTTCGCCTCGGGCGGCGGCTCGGGCGGCCTGACCGGGATCCTCGGCACCATCGGATCGGCCCTCGCCGGCGTCATCGGGCTGCCAGGCTTCGCGAGGGGCGGTGCCACCGGCGGCAGCGACCCGTCGCGCGTGGCAGGGCTCGTGCATGAGGAGGAGTTCGTCTTCGACGCGGAGGCCACCCGGCGGATCGGCGTCCAGAACCTCGAGGCCATCCGGCGCGGTCGCATGCCGGGCTATGCCAGGGGCGGCTACGTCAGCAATGCGGGTGACTATGCGTTCCTGAGCGAAGGGTCCGCCAACGGCAACGCCCCGATCGACATGCGACCGGTCATCAATTTCCAGAACAACACCTCGGTTCCGATGGAGAAAAGCAACATCGAGGAGACGACAGGTCCGCGCGGCCAGCGGCAGTTCACGCTCGCGCTCTCCGATGCCGTCGCCACCGGCCTGACCGCTCCCGGGGGCAAAGCGAGACAGGCAATCCGCACGAACTACGGCCTGACCCGAGGGAGCAAGCGCCGCACATGATCCTGACCTGGCCCACAGACCTGCCGCCAATTCAGCGGGACAGCTGGCAGCTGACCCGGCAGGACCCGCGCCAGCGGCGTCAGGCCGAGACCGGACCGCCGAGCTACCGGCGCCGGTTCTCGTCGGCCGCCAAGCTGGTGACCATGTCCATGGTGCTGACCCGTGCCGAGAAGGCAGTCTTCGACAACTTCTATGACATCGACTGCCGGAAGGGTGTCCGGATGTTTCGCATGCGTGATCCCTCCACCGACGGCTGGCAGCTTCTCACGCCCACCGGTGTTCCGCTGCTGACCCCGGCCGGCGTGCCGATCCTGCTGTCCAAGATCTGGCTCTGCGCCTGGGGTGACCAGGTACCGACCGAGACGGTGGTGGAGCAGGTCAAGTTCAACGTGTCCTTCAATATCGTGGTGATCCGATGAGAAAACTCTCCCTGAACGCACGCATGGCGCTCGATGACCCTGCGGCCGAAGAGGTCGAAGTGGTGCTGTTCATGATCGAGCATGCCGAGCTCGCAGACGGCCCGATCCGCCTGTCGACCGACGACACGGAAGAGCTGTCCGAGGATCCGTACCTGATGGGCACCCGATCGGACTGGCGTGGCAGCGACCCGGAGACCCAGCCGTTTCTCTGGACCATCGCATCGGCCATCGTGCCCTCCGATCTGGACGATGCCTCCAGCTCGGGCTCGGTGGTGCTCGAAAACCTCGACAGCCGCATGGTGAAGCTGATCCGCAGCGTCTCCACCCCGCCCACCGTGCACGTCGCTGTGGTGCTCGCCTCCTCGCCAAGCAATGTCGAGGCCGAGTGGAGCGACTTCCTGATCACCGATGCGAACGTCAGCGCCGGCGAGATCACCCTGCGCTTTTCCCGCGAGGACGTGGAGAACGAGGCCTTCCCGCCCGGCAAGATGACCCGCAACTATTTCCCGGGGCTGCACCTATGACCTGGTCCAATCGCTACGTCGGCATTCCCTACGACGAATTCGGCCGTTCCGCCTCCGGCTGCGACTGCTGGGGCCTTGTGGTGGCCATCTATGCCGAGGAGCTCGGCATCAAGCTGCCCGACTACCTGGGCTACGGGTCCGTGGAAGAACACCACGAGATCGCCGCCCTGATCGGCGACGCGGAAGCGTCACCGACCTGGACGCCGGCAGAAGGTGTTGCGCGCCCGTTCGACGTAGCCGTGTTCCGGCGCGGCGAGCTCGCCTCGCACCTCGGGGTCGTCATCGCGCCCGGCCTCATGATCCACATGGTGGGCGAGGACTGCGCCAAGCTCGAGCGGTACGATACAGGCCGTTGGGGACACCGTTTGAAGGGCCTGTTCAGGCATGTTCAATGCCCCGTCAAACCGGGGACGCCCGCATGACGGCCGACAAGCCCCTGACGCCCGTGCTTGCAGTCCCCGGCATCGAGCCGGGAGCGGAACCGGCCAAGCTGCAACTGCCGCCCGGCCTGACCGTGGCGGAGATGCTGCCGCTTGCACTACCCGGCGCATCGCAGGCGGACCTGGACCACTGCCGCGTCGCCCTGGTCACGCCGGAGGGTATGTCGATTGTCCATCGCGAGCATTGGGCGCGCCTTCGGCCCCGGCCGGGCGTGCAGGTCGTCATCCGGCTGATCCCGCGAAAGGATGCCCTCCGGTCCGTGATGACCGTGGTCGTGGCGATCGCCGCAGTCGCCGTGGGCGCCTTCTACGGTGCCGGCTTCGCGGCCGCGATCGGCCTCGGCACCGGGACGGCCGCTGCGGCCGCCGGCACCGCGATCCTGTCCTTGGGCGTGAACCTGGTCGGGAACATGCTGATCAACTACCTGATCCCGCCGGTCACCCCGCCGTCGCAGGACAAGACCCGCGATACCTATTCGATCACGGGCCTTCGCAACCGCCTTGAGCCGGACGGCGCCATTCCCATGGTCATGGGCACCGTGCGATTTGCGCCTCCCTTCGCGGTGCGGACCCACACGGAGATCGTCGGTGATCTCATGTTTGTTCGTACGGTGCTCAATCTCGGTGAAGGTGAGCTGGAGATCGATGATATCCGCATCGGTGAAACCAGCCTGGGTGAATACGACGACGTCGCCACCGAGCTGCGCTACGGCGTCGCAGGCGAGGACCCATGTTTTCTCTACCCCCGTCAGGTGGTCGAAGAGCAGATCGGCCTGGAACTCACCCGCCCATTGCCGCGGGACAGCCTGGGGGAATACGTCGACGGCGAGGCCGAAGAGACCCCCGTGGTCAGGACCTGCGGCCCTGACGCCAGCGGTGCCAATGTCATCATCGCGTTCCCGGGTGGCCTGGTTCGCTTCAATGATGAAGGCAAACGCCGCAGACGCACTGTCGTCGTGCGCATCGAGCAGCGGCTTGCCGAAGGTGACGAATGGCAGGAGGTCACCACGCTGGAAATCTCTGCCAAGAAGCCGGAGGGCTTCTTCCGCCAGCACAGCTGGACCTTCCCGACGCGCGGGCGCTGGCAGGTCCGGCTCACCCGGATGACGGACGAGAGCAAGAGCGACCAGGTGCAGGACAGCTCCGCGTGGGCGGCCCTGCAGACGCTGCGACCGGAATACCCGATCAACTACCCCAAGCCGTTGGCGCTACTCGCACTCCGGATCAAGGCTACCCATCAGCTCAATGGCGCTCTGGACAACGTCTCAGTGATCGCTCGCCGGGTCTGTCTCGACTGGGACAGCGATACCCAAACTTGGATCAGGCGCGCGACGAAGAACCCGGCCTCGCTCTACCGCCTCGCCCTCCAGCACGCCTCGAACCCGAAGCCCGTCGCCAACGACGGGATCGATCTGGACGCGCTCGCAGCCTGGCACGAGTTCTGCGAAGCGAACAGCCTGACCTACTGCCGCGTCCTCGAGGACGCAGACGTGCCCCTTCGTGAGGCACTGACCGAGATCGCCGCCGCAGGCCGGGGACGGCCGCGGCACGACGGCACGAAATGGACCGTGGTCATCGATCGCCCCGGCGGGCTGATCGTCGATCACATCCATCCGCGCAACTCGTGGAACTTCAGCCTGACCCGCACCTATACCGATCCCCCGGATGGGCTCCTGGTGAAGTTCCAGGACGCCTCGAATGACTACAAGGATGCGCAGCGGATCATCCCCTGGCCGGGCTTCGAGGGGGAGCCGTCGCTTCTGGAGACCCTCGATCAGCGGGGCAACACCGACGCCGAGAGCATTTTCCGGGAAGGATATCGCCGCGCACTGGAGGTCAAGTATCGCCCGGACGTGTTCGAGGTCACGCAGGACGGCAGCGTCCGTGTCGCCACCGTCGGCGACAACGTCAGCGTCACCTACGACGTGCTCGACACCGTGCAGATCGCCGCGCGTGTGGTGCAGGTCGAAGGGGCGATGATCGAGCTCGACGAGATCGTCACCATGGAGGCGGGCAAGAGCTACGGGATCCGGTTCCGTAAGTTCGCGGAGACGGCCGAGGGCGAGGCCCCGGATACCATCGGCACGAGCCTCGTGCGGACGGTGCGCGCGGTTCCCGGGGAAACTCCCGTTCTGACGCTGGAAGGAGGCGGTGACGCTCCAGGCGTGGATGACTGGATCCTCTTTGGCGAGGCGGGCAGCGAGAGCTTCGTCGCCCAGGTGACCGCCGTAGAGGCGACCGAGGACATGTGCTCGCTCCTGCGCCTGGTCGACGCCGCTCCGGAAATCGACCAGGAACTCGCCGCGCTCGAGATCCCCGCCTGGTCCGGCCGGGTCGGTGCGTCGATCGAGGAGAACCTCGAGCAGCCCTCCGCACCTCGCTTCACCAGCGTGACCTCCGAGGTGGATCCGAGCGAAGAGGGCTTCTCTGCACTCTTCCCCATCGGTGCCAGCCTTCCTGTCGATTTCCTGATCGAGCCCGGCAGCGGGACCGTGGAAGTTGCCTACATCGTCGTGGAGTATCAGGAGGACGGAGATCCGGACTGGATCAGCCAGACCATCCCGGTGGGCAACGGCGGTGGCCGGACGCC